TCTCTGATGCAGAGATCGTTGCTATCCTCGGCGAAGAGCTGGGCGAGGAGTACGAGGTTGATCTGAATGCCTTCCACAAGGCGCGTATCGAATACGAAGTGCTCGCGGGCGCAAGCCTAGCGGCGAAGCGGACGATGGCTCAGTCGATGACGCTCATCACGCAAATCTTCGAGAACCCGTCAATTCAAGAAAACCTCGCGGACATCAACGGCGAGTACATTGACTTCAAGCCCATCGTCAATATGTGGATGGAAGCATCGGAGTGGAAGAACAAGAACGACATCATCAAGAAGCTGACGCCGGAGATGATTCAGAAGCGGCAGGCACAGTCCCAGGCAGCGCAAGCGCAGTCTAAGGCAGCCGTTACCGCTCAATCGAACCAGCAGAAGTTTCAGCAGAAGCAGGCTTTGGAAGACCAAGCCACGGACGGTCGCATCAAGCGTGACCTCGTACGAGAGGCGTTCAAAGACAACGCCACAAGTGAGGGCACTCAGGGCGTACCTAGTTCAGGCGGTCTCGAAGGAATGCAGCCGCAGATTGCGTAGTAGCGCAGAGGTTCCCCTCGTAGTGAGGGGCTAAGTAGAGCGGTACTTGAATCCGTTTTAGCCTCCTTTGCTCAACGCCTCGGGAGGGGTGGCACTTGGAGAATGGAAAATTCACACCCAGCTTAGAGCTGGATTACACCAAACGCGCGGACCTGGCGGCGACTTGTGCAACGCCCGGCTACGCCATCATCCACCAAATCATGCGCTGCCAGGTGGACAAGTTCGTACTTGCGATCATGAACACGGAGGCCAAAGACAAGGATGTCGTCTTCAACAACTTCCTCGTCATGAAGGCTGCCGCTCAGTTCTACGAGGGCATTACGCGCCACATCAACGAAGAGCTTATGCATTACACCGCGTCCAGCGGAAGCAAGGCGCCGGTCGATGGTACAGAGGGAATCCTGGACATCGGCGAGCTGCCGCAGCAAGACGACTTTGGAGCGGGAGACTCCATACTCAATGAGTAATCAACCCGAACAGCGCACCCCAGAAGAGCAGGCCCTTCTCGATGCCGCCGCAAGCACAATATCTGAGACGCCGGTAGAGCCGGTCCTTGACCCACCCGCCGCAGACATCACGCCGGACCTGCCCGCCGCGCCGGAGCAGCATCGCTACGAATACCAGCCCACAGATGAGTCTGGCCGCCCAATCGGCGGTAAGCAGGTAATCGTGTACTCGGCCCCGGAAGAGCTGGCGCAGAAGCTAACCGAGCAGAACACTCTGCTTATTCGCAAGCTCCGTGAGGAGACGCGAAAGAATCGCCTCGGCATCCAGGACAGGGATGAGATTGAGGAAGCTGCCCAGAAGTTCGAGGCTCCTGTCTCCTTCGCACCGAAGGTGCTTACAGCAGAACAGCGGCTTCGTATCGCCCGCGACATGAACGACCCAGAGACCTTCGACCAAGCAGCCGACGAGCTGCTCGAAGCTCGCCTCGGGGCGAAGCCTGAAGTGTTTGCCAAGACAGTCAGTGACCTCCAGATGGAGAGCCTGCGCAACCGTGCGCTGGCTGAGTCAGAGGCATTTGTACAGGCCAACCCGGACTTCGTACGTTGTGAGGAGAATGGCAAGGCGATCACCGCCTGGATCGTTCGTTATGACCTGGCCCCTGTGCAGGCGAATTACCAGAAGGCATTCGACGCACTCAAGGCTGCGGGCGTACTTGTTCTGGACCAGCCCACGCCGCCAGCAGAGGTAGTTGCACCAGTTGAGGTTTCGGCGCCCGTAGCGGCTCCGGCAGTAGAAATCCCCGCACCCATCGTGGAACCAGCGGGAACACCAGCCCCTTCGGCTCCCACCCCGGCGACCGCCGTACCACGCATCCCTACGGGGCTGACGCGGCAGCAGTCATCGGACATTGGGCTGCCACGACCTGTAGGAGAAGACATCGTTTACGATATTGTCTCTCCGCAGGGAACGAAACGATACGTCGGCGCCGCAGCACTCAACGCGATGCCTTCCGGCGAATACAAGCACCGTCTACTTCACGAACCTGGCTTCCGCGAGAAAGCGGACAAGATCGAACAGGCGGAGTCGGCGAGGCGTAGATTCGTCAAGCGGTAAATTCAGAATCGAAGGACACAGGCCGGTCGGATTACCAGCTCTGGTCCCCTAGTTATGTGCTGAGGAAGTCGATTGGAGTCCCTAATCGACCGGCAGAAGTCATCGGTCGGATTACTGATGATGGAGCTGTGTGCCATAGAGGGCGGTACGTCGCAAGTCTCTGTAGGAGGGGATGAACGACCTACCATGCAACATTTGAACCAAGGAAAATTGTATGAGCTTTTCCCCAGCAGGAAACGTCCAGTCCAACCTCCCTCAGTCCACGGTCAAGTTTTATGACAAGAAGTTCCGTGAGAACCTGAAGGCGCAGACCCCTTTCGTCGCGTGCTCCGAGCGCCTCGATCTCCCGAAGAACTCGGGTAACCAGTACGAGATGTTCATGTACGTTCCCCTGGCGCAGAACACTTCGCAGACCACGGAAGGTACTGTGGGCAACTCCATCGCGGTCAATGTTCTGACCACAACTGCAACCATCGGCGAGTACGCCGACTATGCCAACTTCTCCTCGCTGTCCCTGGCTACCGCCATCGACAACACCGTCGAGAATGTGGCTCGTGAGATGGCGTATCGTCTCGGCGAGTCGCTGAGTGGCCTGGTCCGTGCAACCGCTGACGGCGCAAACTCGATTGACAGCACAGTGCTGACGCAGCTCGGCGCCACCAACCTGACCACCTTCACGACTCTGAGCCTCAACCAGATTCGGAACTCGGTTCAGTCCCTGGCTGGTCGCTCGGTTCGTCCGTACGACGAGGCGTCCAAGGCGTTCTGTGGAGTCATCCACCCGTTCGCACTGGGAGACGTTCTTGCTGACGCGAGCAACAACTCGCCAATCGACATCCTGAAGCACACCCCGGTCGGCCTTGCCAAGATGGAAGACCTGATCTCGGTCGATCTGACAGAGATGATTGAACTGCCGTCGTCTGGCGTTCACTTCTTCCAGTCGAACCAGGTGACTTCCACCGCGAACTACAAGAGCGTGTCGGGCCTCACGGCTCTCCGCACGTACATCTTCGGGCGCGATGGCATCTACAGCATCAAGCTGGGTGCGCAGGGTGACACCGAGTTCGGTGACGGCGAGTGGCAGAACATCAACTGCAACATCGTGCAGAATGCAGAGCCAACTGTGGCCGACCCGGAAGGGTTGATCCCTGGCTGGACGAGCTATCGTGTTCACTTCACGACTTCGCTCGGCCCGGATACCACCGTCCGCATCCGCGAGATCGACGCAGCTTCAGCGATCAGCTAACAAATCTGGCGCGAGAGACTCAAAACCTCTCGCGCCGGTTTTTTTAGGTTGGTACTCGATACCAAGTTTTGAAATAAGGACACACAAAACATGAGCATTCCAGCACAGACTTCCGGCGTTGGTGTTGCCGCGCAGGTCACCGTTGATGCGTCTACCCTGACGCTCTCCCTCGGAGGCACCGCGACTCACCAGATTGTTGCCCAGGTCAAGGACGCAGCCGGTACCGTCACCCCCGGTCCGACCGCCCTCGTACTCACTGCAGTGGCAAACGCCAGCGGCAGCACTTCGGTCTACACCGGCACCATCACTGGCGGCGGATCGAATGCGCTCGCGGGCAAGACGTTCGTTGTGGCAGGTTTTGCGACCGGCGCCAACAACGGTACGTTCATCGCCACCGCATCCAGCACCACCACACTGACTCTCGACAACGCTGCGGGCGCCGCCGAGACCCACGCGGGCACCGCGACTGAAGAGGGCGCCAGCGCCTTCGTATTCAAGTCGCGCAACGCGACGTACGCTACTGTCTCCTCGACTGGTCTCATCACTGGCGTGGCGAGTGGCAACGCAATCGTCGAGGTATCGTACCCGGTATTCGACAACACCCTCGGCAACACGAACAACGACGGCACCCCGGCAGAGAAAATCTACGCCGAGATCACCGTCAACGTGACTGCCTAAGCAGCTTTGAGCGTGGAGGCGCAATGAGCAACCATCAGGAACACGAAGAGGACCGCAGTGTAGTCCGGCAGCAGAACCGGGCACTGCGGTCCATCACTCGCAAATTGCGAGAGCAATCGCGTCGCCTTCAAGAGAAGGCAGATGAGATTTTCATTGCCGTATGCAGTACGAACTACGGCACCGAGGCAGAGAAAGCGTTTGGGGAACTGTGGGGGAGCGCCGAGTTTGATTGTGGCCCACAGGACTATCAATGGATGGTCGAGCAGTCTATCCGGGCGATGCGAATCGTCAAGGCGATGGAAACTGCGACGAGCGCACAAACCGAAACGCCAACATCTGAGTATGCCGACAAGATCAAAGCAGCGATCTTCAGATAGGTTACGCCGATTCTTAGTCACCGGGGAGGGTGGATTACTCAAACCGGCCAACCGAGTCTTGGCATTCTGCATTCGTTCGACCGGCCAGTCGGCGTAATGCAGCTCCACGTTGCGAGACTCATGAACTTCGCAGCGATGGAGATTGTTTTTGGAGCTGTATGAGTGAAGTGACACCGCAAGACATCATGGCGACACAAGGGACTCGGCTTAGTGAGAAGGCCCCTTGGGAGAGCTACGCAGCAGAGATGGGCGACCGCTTCGACAGTCAGCTCGCGGCAGCCGTTGCCGAGTATTCAGAGCGGCGCTATGAAGAGTGTGAGACCAGCAACCAGAACAAGGAGCTGCTACACGAAGAGCGTGAGCTGAGCAACGAGTTGTCGAAGCAATATCAGTGGTTGACCCCTGAAGAGTATGAGGATTTGGAGCCACGAATCGGCACGGTGCTGAGCCATGCTGATTTGATCGTTCGACTCCGCAAAGTCGGCCTGGCATGTTGGTACACCCAACATCCTCACGCTGACAAAGCTGTCTTATACGTCAACCGTAAACGAAACTACGACCCGGATGGAGCGGAGATTGCGTGTTGGGTGCAGATCGGGCAGATGCCTGAACTATCCATCATGAACTTCGATGACCACGGCGTCCCCACCAACGAACGCAGACGCGGATGGAGAACTTGTTTGCTGCAGATGATTCTCAAGGGACTCATCTCTGAGGAGAAGGCCAACGAGGTCTTCGGCAAACCTAAAA